AGCACAACCTTTACCTCTTTCATCAGTTACTGACACAACAATACTAGTTAATTTAGATTTATAATATTTATAACATATGGCAAAAACACTCACTCAAGTAGGAATTGAAACAGGAAATCTAGTTGAGGCATACCACGTTACTCAATCAATAGATGCTTTTACAGGAATAGATGCATATGATATATTACTTTCAGGTTCATTTAACATGACTGGATCTATTAATGGTGAACCTAGTGTTATAAATCCTTTAACAGCATCATATGCAATAAGTTCATCATTATCATCTACTTCAAGTAAATCTATAATTATTAGTGGAAGTTTTGCTGGTTTAACCTATTTATATGGAGGCCTTGAAGGTTCATCTAATGGTGTTGGAAGAACTATTAATTCCACAAATCTAACTTATAACACAACAACTAGATTACTCTCAGCATCATCTTCATTTGCTATATCGGCTTCACATGCTATAACTGCTTCACATGTTATATCGGCTTCATACGCTTTAAGTGCTTCACACGCACCAAATTTTGCCAATACTAATTTAACATTTGATGGAAATCGCACCCACAGTACGGCAGGTAATACCCTAAATATTACTGATGGTACTAATAACAGACTTGAAATTTTATCAACTGAAACAGTATTTAATAATTCAGGAGCAAATATTGATTTCAGAGTTGAATCAGATAATAACACCGATGCTTTATTGGTAGATGCCTCAACAAATCAAGTTAAAATAGGAGTAACAGGTTCTAAAAGTGCCCCATCTTTATATTTTGGAACAGATACTGATACTGGATTCTACAATTCAGGATCAAATAACATATTATATATTACAGCTAACAGTACTGATGTAGCAAGAATAGCCCCCCAACAATTAATTGTAGGAGATCAAGATTTCAAATCTAATATAAATTACTCTAATGCAGGAGTACTCACTCAAGGAGAACTTTATAGCTTAGACGGATTATCATGTAACCTACTTTATGTAGGTTCACCTAGTGATTTTTTTGCTAGAGGGAAAGCCAATCTTGGAGGATTTAGTATAAGGTATACCCCAACATCCTCACTCGTTGACCCAGCAGATGGAGAAAAAATTGTTTTTAGAACTATGCCATCAGGCTCTACTACGGGCAGTGCAGTTACATCTTCAGCAGCTTTAAGGATAGATGTTAATTATGTAGATGGAGTTGATAATGAACCTAATATTGAAATAGTTAATAGATTAACCTTAGGCCAATTATGGAGTGGAACTAATACAGGTATTGGAAGAGATTCATCTACTGGCCAAATAACAGCTGTTTCCTCAGATCAACGTTTAAAAACAAATATTCAAACTTTAACAGGTTCGTTAAATAAAATAAAAGCATTACGAGGTACTCAATTTGAATGGACTAGTGAAAATGATATTGAATTTAGAATAGGAAGTGATGCATTTGGTACTCAAATAGGTTTAATTGCTCAAGAAGTTGAACAAGTATTACCTGAAGTAGTTAAACCAAATGGAGTTAAAGATTACAAATCAGTTGAATATGATAAAATAGTAGCGGTATTAATTGAAGCTGTTAAAGAACAACAACAACAAATTGATAATCTACAACAACAAATAGATTTATTAAAATCTTAATCTTATGCCAAATTGGTTATATCATAAAAAAGAAATTCATTCCCTAGATGATTTTCTTACAGGTACATTTGGTTTTATCTATATTACTACCCATATCCAAACCGGTAAATCATATTTAGGTAAAAAATCACTTTACCATACTACTAATCAAAAATTAGGGAAAAAAGAACTTGCTGAACAACCAATAACTAGAGGTAGAAAACCCACAACAAAACAAGTCATAAAAGAATCAGATTGGAAAACATATTACGGCTCAGAGGAATTCATTAAACAAAAAATAAAAGAAGGAAAACAAGAAGAATTTACTCGTGAAATTATCCATCTTGTAAATAATAAAAAACTACTCACCTATTTTGAATGTAAATATCAATTTCAATTAGGAGTTTTAGAATCAAATAAATATCTTAACACTAACATTTTAGGTAAGTTTTTTGCAAAAGACTTTGTTACCCAAGAATAAAGTTGTATCTTACATTCATGGTAAATGAATTACTAGTAAATTTAGTAAATTCTGTTTTAGGAACAGGAAAACGTACCGCTAGAGGAAATCAAGCATATACATGCCCTTTTTGTCACCACCATAAACCAAAATTAGAAGTTAATTTTACTGAAAATAAAGAAGGAAATAATCCTTGGGCATGTTGGGCTTGTGGTAAAAAAGGTAAAACTATTAAAAGTTTATTTAAACAAATCCAAGTTAATGCTTCACATTTTCAAGAACTTGGAAAATTAGTAAAAAATGTATCTAATGAAGATATAATGGTATCTCAACCATCTTTAGAACTTCCAAAAGAATTTAAAACATTTATTAATAATAATAGTTTTTCCTTAAAACATGCTTTATCGTATCTTAAAAAAAGAAATATTACTAAACAAGATATTTTAAAATATAATATTGGATATTGCGATTCAGGTCAATATAATAATATGATCATCATACCCTCATATGACAATAACGGTAAATTAAATTATTTCACCGCTAGATCATTCGAGAAAAATCCATACACCAAATACCGTAACCCTGAAACGTCTCGCGATATAATACCGTTTGAATTGTTTATTAACTGGGATTTACCAATTATATTATGTGAAGGTCCATTTGATGCAATGGCAATAAAAAGAAATGCTATTCCATTATTTGGAAAAAATATTCAATCAAACTTGATGAAAAAAATAGTTACCTCTAAGGTACAAAAAATATATGTTGCTTTAGATACAGATGCTTTAAAACAAGCCCTTGGTTTTTGTGAACAGCTTTTAGATATTGGAAAAGAAATTTATCTTGTAGAAATGCAAGGAAAAGACCCAAGTGAAATGGGTTTTCAAAATTTCACTAAATTAGTACAAACAGTTTCTCCTTTAACACAATACAAATTAATGGAGAAAAAACTTTTAACTATATGAAAAAAAGGAACATTAAAAAATCCTATGACAGAATTTTAGAAATTTCGAACGATTCACAGCAAATAACATTGCCTGATTCTCGATATTATAGAAGAAATGGAGAATACTACCCATCTATAACATATGTTTTAGGATATTATCCAAAAGGTAAATTTTTTGAAAATTGGCTTAAACAAGTTGGATTTGCTTCTGAATATATTGTTAAAAAAGCAGGTGAAGAAGGTACTCAAGTTCATGAATTGTGCGAAACCTATTTAAATGGAGAAGAATTAAGATTTTTAGATGACCAAAACCACCCCCAATACAATCCAGATGTATGGCAAATGTTTTTACGTTTTGTAGATTTTTGGGAGGAATATAATCCAACTTTAATTGAAACTGAAGTCCATTTATTTTCAGATGAATTAAAAGTAGCTGGTACTTGTGATATGGTTTGTGAAATTAATGGTGAATTATGGATTATTGATTTTAAAACATCAAATAATTTACAAACAACATATGATTTACAAACTGCAGTTTATGGTAAATGTTATGAAGAATGTTTTGGCAAAAAAGCAGATCGTTATGGAATATTATGGTTAAAATCAAGCAAACGTAAAGGTGCTAAAGAAAAAATTCAAGGTAAAGGATGGGAAATGTATGAATCATCTCGCACACAAGAAGAAAATATTGACTTATTTAAAACTGTAAAACGTTTATTTGATCTAGAAAATCCAACCCACTCACCAGTGTTTACTGAATTTAGAACAATAGCTAAACGAAAATAGTAATACGTATAAGTATGATAAGCTTAGTTCAATTACTTAAAGAGGTTCAAGGACAACCAAAAGCTATTTTTATAGCTGGACCTGCTGGATCTGGTAAGACAACTGTACTTAATCAATTAGGTCTTCAAGATTTTAAAGTAATAAACGTAGATGATGTTTATGAAAAGTTGTTAAAAACAGAATTAGGGAAAGAAGATTTTATTTCTATGTCCCCTGAAGAACTTTCTACTGCTGCTAAACTAATGGGAAGAGCTAGAACATTAACTAAAGAAAAAGAAACTCAAACCATGTCAAATTTAGAAAATATCATAATTGACAGTCCTGGTTCTGCTTCAAACCCCCTCCTTAAAAAGAAAGAAAATTTAGAGGCAATAGGGTACAAAACATTTATGGTATTACTTTATGTATCACCTATGACTTCTTTAACTCGCAATAATCAACGTGGTAGAAGTTTACCTACAAGTGCTGTATTAAAAAGTTGGGAGGGTGTAGTAAAAAATATTGATACTTATAGACAAGCATTTAAAAATAATATTGTTGTTTTAAATAATGATCCTGAAGATGTTGACCCTACATTTGATGTCCAATCAATAATAAAATTATTTCCCATGCCAGTAGGAAAATCTAAAACACCTGAAGAAGAAATCAAATCCAAAGCAGATAAAGAAAAAACAAATCAAGAAATAAAATTACTTTTAAATATAGAACGTGAATTTGATACATTAGATGTAGCAAAAAATAAAATAGATGAATTCATTAGTTAAATCTCTTATACAACCTCTTTTAGAGGCTGAAGGGCAAAATATTGCTCTAATACCTGGTGGATTTAAACCTCCTACATTAGGTCATTTTTATATGGTTAATGAAATAGCAAATAACCCTAATTTAGATAAAGTAATTATTTTAATAGGACATAAAGATAGAGATGGTATAAATAAAGAAGAAAGTAAACAAATATGGGATATTTACAAAAAATACTTACCATCTAATGTTGAAATACAAATTTCACTTAATCCATCTCCAATCTCAGACGTTAATTCACTAATAAAAAACAATCCTCAAATTAATTATTTTCCTGTAGTAGGAATTAGAGGAGAAGAAGATATGGGTGATTTAAAACGTTTTGATAGTTTAAAAGGAAAATACGACAACTTTAAACTCATTGTGATTAAAAGTGAGGGAGATGGAGATCGTATTAGTGGTACAAATGCTAGATTAGCAGTTTTAAATGGTGAATATGAATCATTCCAACGCTATTTACCCACTGAAATATCAAATGAAGATAGAGATAAAATCTGGTCTATACTCACTAAAACCCCAATTGATGAAGATACTTGTGGTTATACTACAGATGCTATCACTGGTGAAGAATTAGATACACCTGGAGGAATTAAAGAAATGTATGCTGAACCAAGTAAATTTAGTTATCCTCCAATGATTAAATCACTTACTGAATTTATGTTAGATAAAGGAATGAATATTCGACCTTTACCTAAAGTTAAATTTATAGACAATGATGCTGAAAATGCTAAAGATTTCTTTGGTAAAACAGCGCATTACGACCCAAATAACCGCGTTATAGTACTTTATACAATGGATCGTCATCCTAAAGATATTATGCGTTCATTTGCGCATGAAATGATCCACCATATGCAAAATTGTGAAGATCGTTTAAATGGTATTACAACTCAAAATACAAACGAGGAAGGGGATTTACCTGAGATTGAACGTGAAGCATACGAAAAAGGTAATATGATGTTTAGAAATTGGACAGATAATATTAATTCAAATAAATACTTAAATGAATATAAACAATATGTTTTAACTGAATTATTTGAAAAGGATTTACCTAATATAAAAAAAATTTCCCCAACTGAATATATTGTTGGAAATGAAGATGATATAGAAGCTTTATATTATTTTAAACTTGCTTCTTTAGATCCAAATGATTGGGAAATTCATTGGAAATTTACTGAAAATAATAAAAATGAATCCCCTGAAGCTTGGAAACAAGTAACTGCTACTTCTTATAAGATATTAAAACACTTTATAGATGCTAAAACCCCAAAATCCATAGAAATCTTAGGTAATACTGATAAAAAAACAAAAATATATAAATCAAAATCATATCTAGAAAAACTTGAAAATATATTCAACAACCAGTATAAGATAGATAATTCAAATCAATATGTTATTTATTTAAATAAAATTGAAGAAATTTGTAAAAGTGGAATAAAAAAACGTATGGAGACTTTAAATGAGTCTTATGAACAATCTTTATATTATTGGCAAAATGGTGATATAAATTCTAAAAGTAAAATTGAACGTTGGGATAGTATAAAAAAGAAAATAAAAAGAAAAGTTTTACATGAAATTTATAATTTAAATTCTAATAATTCTATTAAAATTGATAAAGATTTAACCAAAGGTATTTTAAAAGAAAATAAAGAAGAAGAAGATGATGGTACTTTACTATATAAAAGCATATTCAAACCAGATATAAACATATTAGTTGCTTTTAAAAATTATGAAAATTATAAAAATTTAAAACCTTTATTTGATGAATATGGGTATGGTTTTTATTATCCTGAAAGTAAAACAATTATTTTAGATGGTGAACGTTTTATAAATTCTAATTTAGATTTTAATGATTTAAAATTTGTTGAAGCACACGAAATAACACATTTACTCTTAGGACATACAGGACCATATTCTGAAGAAGATGAAATGGATGCTGATTTAGGAGCATATATTTTATTAAAAAATAAAAATTTATCAACAGATAGACTTGTAAACGAATTTGAAAATAGACATGGGATTGATTTTAGTGAAGAATTACTTGAAAGAGTAAAAGACATGTTGTAAATTTACCCAAACTTTAAAATGAAAAAAACACCTACCCTATTAGATTTATATGAAGCAATTAGACCAAAATATACAATTTTTTGTGATATGGATGGTGTATTATGTGATTTTGATTTAGGTTATAAAGATTTAACAGGAAAATCTACAGATGAAGCTAATAATATAGGTAAATCTTATTTTTGGAAACTTTTTAGAGAAAGTGTTGGCGAAAATGAAAAAGAATTTTGGGCTAATTTAAACTGGCAACCAGGAGGAGAAAAATTATGGGAAACCATTTCTCCATATAACCCAAATATATTATCATCCCCCGCAATAGATTTTAGTTTACCTCAAGACCAACAATTAAATCCAGATTTTAATCAAGCTATTCAAGGTAAAAAAGAATGGATTACAAAAAATCTTAGCAATGTAGGAAAAGAAATTTTTGTCCCTGCTATTCAAAAATCTGCATTTGCCAGACCAAATCGAATACTTATAGATGATATGGAAAAAAATATTAATGCTTGGGAAGCAAATGGGGGTATAGGAATTTTACACAAAAATTTATCCGATACTCTTGAAAAATTAAAAACTTTAAAATTATATAATGTCGGATAACGTTTTAAAGAAACAGTTTCAAAAACGAGATGTAGAACGTCTCCGTAATCTTGTTAAAGGAAAACACGGTAACAGAACTACAATTGGAGTTGGTTATAATGGAGAAACCCAAGAAGAACATAAAGAAGGTGATATTTGGGAGCAAAATGGAAAAAATTGGACCATTAAAAATGGTATAAAAGAAAATATTACTAAATTAGATAAATTTAAAAAGTCAGCAATTCCTTTATTTTGTCCTGAATGTAAACAAATAATGGATAAACAATTAGACCCATTTTATTTTAAATCATACGGGCATTGTTTAGATTGTAGAACAAAATTTGAAACCCAACTTAAAATAAAAGGTAAATGGGAAAATTATGTTAATTCTACATTTAATGCTGAAATAGATCAACAAATAGAAGAATATAAGGGTTATTTTGAATCTATCCTTTCAGAAGGAAATCAAAACTATGTTTCTGAAAATGGTGAAATTCAAAAATGGGTTGGTGGTATAGATAAAGAGCGTGCTCAAAACGCTTTAGATGAGATGGTTAAACACTTAAATTCTTTAAAAAAATAATGGAAACTTTTACAATGTTAACAACTATATTAGTAGCATTAATTACTGCTGTTGTAGGACCTATTATAGTTAGTTGGGTTAAATTAAAAATGGAAAAAAAAACCACATCAACTCCTATGGCTGAAGCATTAGAAGCTAGTGCTCTTGTAGATCATCAACTAGAAGACATAATGCAAGAATTAAATTGTGACCGAGTTTGGATAGCTCAATTTCACAATGGAGGCCATTTTTACCCTACAGGAAAATCTATTCAAAAATTTTCTATGTTCTATGAAAAATACAACCCTATACTTACCCCATTACAAACCACATTCCAAAATATCCCAGTATCTCTATTTAGTAAATCTTTATCTCGAGTACACCAAGATGGAGAAATTGAAATTTTAAATGTTGAACTTGAAGAAAATACTTTTGGTGTTGATGTATTGACATCCCAATTTAAAACAAAATCTCTATGCATGGTTGGATTATATGATTTAAATAATCATTTAATAGGTGTAATGGGAATATCATTCATAGATGAGCATAATATTATAAATTCTGAATGGATTTTCATCAGACAGAAAGTAGGAGTTATAGGAACATTACTTTCCGAATATTTATACCCAAATAATAAAAAATAAAATGGATAATTTTGATTTAAAAAAATTCTTAAAGGAAAGTAAAGCTATTGAGAATTTAAACCCAATATTAAGAAAAGAAAAATTAGACGAAGGTGATCTTCGCTCTAAAATTAAAGAAATGATTATAGCTGAACTTGGAAACCCTGATGATGACTATGAAGGATCTTCCGAAGAAGATTTATATGGTGATTACAATAAGGAAGAAGAAGAATATTTTCCATCTATGCAAGGTTTAGAACTTGATCCAAGATTAATGGAAGCTAAAAAAGATGAAGAAGAAGTTGAAGTAGAAGATACTGAAACAGAAGAAATACCTGCTGAAGATGCACCTGCAGATGATGCACCAGCTGAAGAAGCACCTGCCGCTAGTGGAGGTGGTTTAGAAGATATAGCGGCTGATATGGAAGGTAATGAGGGTGAATTAATGGATTCATTAATGAAAGCCTTTAAAATTGCTAA